CCGGAGCTCCGCGCCTAGGGCAGCCTGCGCCCCCGGCCGGGCGTTCCGGGGCGCCTGGGGGGGGCTAGGAGGGGAGCCCCCGGACACCCTACCACCTGAGGGAGCAGGAGAAGGTCGAAGGGGCCGGGAGCCGGCAAGATGACCCTCGCGAGGGAAGCCTTGACCCGCGCCAGCCCCGGCGTCTATGCTTGCCCCCCGAGCGCTTCGGGCTCCCTGGAGAGCAGATGCCCCGCCGCCGCATCCGACGCTTCGTAGGCCCCGGCGTCTTTCGGTCGATCGTCGAAGCGAGCAAGGCGACCGGCGCCGACGTGCCCGCCGTGCTCTATCCCGCCGAGGCCGACGCGAAGCGAGCCGAGGACGCCGAGGCCAACGCCCGGATACTCCAGCTCACGATCAGCACGGCGAAGAGCGACCGGGACCGGGACTCCGTCTCGGCCGAGGGCTGGGACTTCAAGAGCTACCGCAAGAATCCAGTGGTGCTCTTCTCGCACACCTACTGGAGCGAGCAGGCTCCGGTGGTCGGCACCTCGCTGGCCGAGTGGGTCGAGCGCGACAAGGTCAAGAGCCGGATGGAGTTCACGCCCGAGGGCATGGTGCCCCTGGCCGATACGCTCTGGCGGCTCTACACCACGCGCTCGAGCAGCGGCAAGCCCTACATGCGCGCCGTCTCCGTCGGCTTCATCCCCACGAAATACGAGTTCGTGGACACGCCCGGTCGCGAGGGCGGAGTCGACTTCCAGAAGCAGGAGCTGCTGGAGTATTCGCTCGTGCCCGTGCCGGCGAACGCCGACGCGCTCTCCGACGTGAAGGGCTACGGCGCGGAGCTCGAGGAAGCGCGCGCCGCGGGGATCGACTGCGCGCCGCTCAAGACGTGGGCCGAAACCCTGCTCGACGGCTGGGTGAAGCACGAGGACGCGCTCTGGATGAAGCGTGAATGGGTGGAGGCCCTGCGAGAGCACGTCGACGAGAAGCACGTCGTGACGGTGGTGCTCCCGAAGAGCCCGGCCGCGATCGCGAAGCAGGGGACCGAGATCCAGAGCGTGATGTTCGCCAAGGACTCGAGCCCCGACGACGTCAACGGCGGTGCCGGCTGGACGGCCGAGACGGCGAAGAGCTGGCTGGACGACCACGACTTCCGGGCTGACAAGCTCGACGAGGGCTCCGAGGACGCTGGCTTCCTGCGCTTCCGGCAATTCGACCCCGAGGCCTGCGCCCCCGACTCGATGATTACGCTCTCCGATGGCTTCCCGCCGGGCGTGCAGGCGATCGCCTGTGAGGTGGAGGACGCCGACTCGGCCGATGCCACGGCGCCGGTCGGTCCCGCGAAGCTCCCGGCCGGTCTCAAGGCGCTCGTCTCGCTCGGCGGGCTCGTGCTCGTCGAGACGGCGCCGGCAGGGGGGCACACCCACGTCCTCGCCGTCAAGGTCCGGCAGAACGGCGAGCTGCTGACCGGGCTCTATACGACCCTGGTGTCGGAAGGTGGGGGCTTCGGGCCCCACGCGCACGCGTTCGCGCTCGAGGCTCAGGTGCCTGGCGACCAGCCCTGGGCAGGCGTGAGCGGGCTCGGCAGCGACGGCTCGCCGGCTCACGCGGCCGCGATCGAAGCCAGGACCCCCGTGACCGTGCCGACGTCTGGGGTGCCGGCGACCAGGGGCCAGGCGCCGGCCGAGCCCGAGCCCGAGGACTTTGCCCTTGACCAGCTCGCCGCCGTACTCCAGAGTCAGGGCGAGCCGGACAGCTTCGAGCTGGGAGACGACGTGGACCTGAAGGCTCTGCTCCGGGAGACGGTCGCCGAGGAAATCGGTGAACGGCTCTCGGCGGCGAGCGGGAGGTAAGACGATGCCTGGGACCGCGACGATGACGCGAGACGGGATCAAGGCCCTCTTCCGGGAGATCGTCAAGGAGGGAGGCTTCGACGTCGACGCGATCGTCAAGCGCGCAGTCGACGAAGCGCGCAAGGCCGCCGCCGAAGAGCAGGCGAAGCAGAGCACCGAGTGGATGGCGAAGCTCGTCCAGGCGCGCGGGAAGTCTCCCGAGGATCTCGAGCGCGACAAGAACGAGAAGGGGCTGAACGCCGCGCGGATCATCCGGGCGCTCGCCGTCGGTCGCGGTTCGCAGGCCGATGCCGTCGCCTTCGCCGACAAGACGTGGGGCAAGGATCACGACGTCAGCAAGGCGCTCGCCGCCGGCGACTCGACGGCCGGAGGGTTCCTGCTCTCGCCCCAGTTCTCGAGCGACCTGATCGAGCTGCTGCGACCGGCGTCCGTGGTCCGGCGCATGCGACCGACGATGCTCCCGATGCCCCAGGGCCAGCTCTCCATCCCGAAGCTCACGGCAGGCTCGACGGCGACCTACACGGGCGAGAATCAGAACATCGTGTCCAGCCAGCAGACGACGGGGATGCTCAACCTGGTCTGGAAGAAGCTCGCCGCGCTCGTGCCGATCTCGAACGACCTGCTCCGCTTCGCGTCGATCAACGCGGACATGATGGTGCGCGACGACGTCGTGGCGGGGATCGCGACGCGCGAAGACGCGGGCTTCATCCGAGACGACGGGACGGTCAACACGCCGAAGGGGCTCCGGTTCCAGGTCCCCGCGGCCAACACGTTCGCCGCCAACGGCACCGTGAACCTCGCGAACGTCACCACGGATCTCGGGCAGGCCGTGCTCCGGCTCCTGAACGGGAACAGCCGGATGCTCCGGCCCGGGTGGCTCTTCGCTCCCCGGACGCTCACCTTCCTCATGTCGATCCGAGACGGCAACGGCAACTACGCGTTCCGGCCGGAGCTGCTGGCCGGGAACCTGCACGGCTTCCCCTTCGCCACCACCACCCAGATCCCGGTGAACCTCGGCGCCGGCACGGAGAGCGAGGTCTACCTGGTGGACTTCGCGGACGCGGTGATCGCCGAGAGCGATCAGGTGATGGTGGACGCGAGCCCCAACGCGGCCTACTTCGACTCGGCGTCGGGTGCGGTGCAGTCGGCTTTCTCCCGGGACCAGTCGGTCATCCGGGCGATCGCGCGCCACGACTTCGGCATGCGGCACGACGAGTCGGTGGCGGTCATCACCGCCGTGCTCTGGATCTAGGAGCAGGCGCTCAGGCGCCGAGCAGGAGGCACCCATGATCGAAAAGGACGTCGGCGCCTACTTCGTCGCTGGTGGGCAGGCGCTCGAGAACGCCGTGGTGACGGCTGGTGGTGGCGCGGACAACGTCGCCGTCAACGGCCCCACCGTGGACCGGCGGAACCTCTCCGACCCGGGGCTCTCGCTCTCGCTGCTGATCCCCTTCCGGGCGGTCCAGGCGACGACGCAGAGCACGACCTGCACCGTCCAGTTCCAGGACTCGGCCGACGGCTCCGCGTGGGCCAACTACGGGGCGGCCCAGGTCTTCCTCGTCGGCGGGGCCACGGGCGCGCAGGATCTCCGGAGCGCGATCAAGGCCGACATGGGCGTGAACGGTGAATTCGGGCTCGACGGCGCCCGACGCTTCGTGCGCGTGGTGTTCACGCCGAACATGAGCGCCGGCGCCACCGACACCTTCACCTACGCCGGCGTCTTCGCGATCGGCGGGCTCCAGGAGAAGCCCGGGACCGGCCGGAGCCTGGTGAGCTAGGCGCGCTGCTTCGAGCAGGGATGACGGCCCGGCGTCGGCGATGTAGAGTCGGCGCCGGGCTCGCCGTTTCCAGGGCCCTGGGAGAGTCGAAGGATGCAGGTCAAGCTCGTGACGTTCCTGTCGAAGTACACGCCCTATAACGCCGGCGAAACGGCTGGCTTCCTGCCCCACGTCGCCGACAAGCTCGTCGAGGCCGGCATCGCCGTCGCCGGCCGGCGCAAGGTGGAGGGCGCCGTACCGATCCCGATGGACTCGCACGGCTCGGGAGCCGAATCGCGGCTGACGCAGATCGGCGACCGGGTGGCCTTCTTCCTCGAAGGCGAAGGCGATCAACTCGGCGACGTCGTCAAGGTCGACAAGAAGGCGGGCACGGCGACCGTGAGAGTCGGGCCCGAGTCGGAACATGAAGTGCCGCTCGGCGAGCTCATGTTCCGGGCTCCGAAGGTCGAGGTGATCGCGTGAAGCCTGCCCCGCCGAAGGGCGGCCCGGTATCGCAAGGGCC